TACTTTAAACGGACAACCTTTAGGTGGATCATTTACTGGTGACGGAGTTAACGGATCTCAATTTTGTCCAAACATCTCAAACATCAATAACAACGTTACTTATTTATATACACAATCTAATTGTTTATTTAACACGTCAATTAACGTTACAGTAAACCCACAACCAATTATTACACCAATAATAAACCCGGCCAGTAAATTGTCAAGAACTCTCTGAAAAATTAATTCTAAGATAGACATAAATTTAAACTCTAAAAAGTCTTTTTATTGGTTTGAAAATCAAGAAAAAAATCAGATTGAAAGAAATCAAAATTGGAAAGAAAACTATAAACCAATTTAATAAAGCCGTAGCCAAATTAGTTTCGCCCATAAGTGATAAATTTAAAAATAAGAAATGGCAACTACTACTAGTATTACCTCAACCTACGCCGGTCAATTCTCAGGAAAATATATCGCTGCAGCATTGTTATCGGCTCCTACATTAGATAAGGAACAAATTACCATTAAACCAAATATTAAGTATAAAGATGTTATCAAAACATTCTCTAATACTAATATGATTTTCGATGCAACTTGCGATTTTACTGCAACTTCATCAATTACATTAGCTGAAAAAATAATTCAACCAGAAGAATTTCAAGTTAATATAGAACTTTGTAAGAAAGATTTCCGTTCTGACTGGGAAGCTATCGAAATGGGTGTTTCAGTTTATGATAACTTACCTGCTAACTTTACTGATTTCTTAATCGGAGAAGTAGCTGGACAAGTAGCTCAACAAATTGAAAAATCTATTTGGTCTGGTTCTAATGCTGCTCAAGGACAATTCGCAGGATTTCAATCATTAACTTCAGGTTCAGCAACAGGATGCGTTCAAGTAGTAGCTGCTGCTACAGTAACTGGATCTAACGTTATCGCTGAATTACAACGTGTTGTGGATGCTATCCCTAACACAGTTTACGGAAAAGAAGATTTATATATCTACATTCCTACAAACGTAGCTAAAGCATACCAAAATGCATTATCAGCTCAATCAAACGGTTATTTGAACCAAGGATTTATCGGTGAAAAACCATTAGATTTTGAAGGTATTCCATTGAAATTATCTCCAGGTTTAGCTAGCAACACTATCATCGCTGCTCAGAAATCAAACTTATTCTTTGGAACAGGTTTATTAAATGATTCTAACGAAGTTAAGTTAATTGATATGTCTGATATCGACGGTTCACAAAATGTACGTGTGATTATGCGTTACACTGCTGGTGTTCAAATCGGTATTGCAGGTGACATCGTTTACTACGGTAAATAATTAATAAAATGGGGGCTGAATTGTTCAGTCCCCTTATTTAAAAACTTTATAAATCAATATTAATATGCCTTGCGATATATCATCAGGTAGAATTGAACAATGTAAGGATAGTATTGCTGGATTACAAGCGATTTACTTTATAAACTACAATACAGGTAGTTTTACACAAAACGCTAATAGTGAAATCACAGCATTCCCTTCAGGTTCAGTTGTCTACAAATACGAACTAAAAGGCGCTAACAGTTATACTGAAACAGTTAATACATCTCGTGATAACGGAACTACGTTCTTCTCACAAGGTTTATCTATTCAGATTAAACGTTTAGACGCTACAATGACTAAGGAATTTAAGTTATTGGCTTATGGTCGTCCTAAAATAGTTGTTCATACTAGAAACGGTGAAGCGTTTTTAGCTGGATTATTAGAAGGATGCGACATGACAGCTGGTACAATTGCTTCAGGTCAAGCATACGGAGATTTAGTTGGTTACACAGCTACATTTACAGGTAACGAAAAATTACCAGCAAACTTCTTGTCAGGATCTACTGCTGCAAATCCATTTGCTGCACTTACTAGTCCTGTAATTACAGTTGTTACTGCTTAATTTTTAGAAATTACTATTTAAGAGGACCGCAATAGCGGTCCTTTTTTTGTCTATAAAATAAAATTCAAATGTAGTGTTATAATACTATGATAATAGTTAGCGGAAGTAGTCCCTTATTTAAAATACGTACAGCACCAAGTGCTTCATATAGTTCATCTAAATTTAAATTAGAATTAGTTAATGAAGATACTAATGTACTAACTAATATAACTAACGTAACTGCTAGCTATGATTTTAATGGTTATTTGAATGTTAGAGCATCAGCATCAATAGCATACGATACAATACATTCAATAAAAATATTTCAAACTACTGGTTCAATAAGTTCATCATTGTATTTAGGTGAAATAATGAGAACAACAGCATCAGCAGATATTATAACTGCAGAACCGTTTACATCATATACTGGTAGTTTAACAGAATACATAATTTTCTAAAAATGGAAAAACATAAAAGTAATATTAGAGTAGTAGCATTATCAGGTGGTTATACATTACCAGTCATATCTGAATCATCTATGGCTAAAAAGGAATGGGTCAATTATGGTATTGATTATCAGAATGATTTCTTTGATACTCTAATAAAACGTTACGAAACATCCCAAACTAATAATGCTGTAATGGATGGTATTGTTAATCTATTAAATGGTAAAGGTATTAAATTTAAAGACAAACCAATAGTTCAAGACGAATTCTATAAATTAACTACAGAAGACGAATTACAGAAAATATTATTTGATTATAAGTTATTCGGTAATGCATCTATATCAGTTGAATTTGCAGGCAAACAAATTAAAGCATTTTATCATCTACCAGTTAATACATTAAGAGCAGGTAAGTGTAATGAAGATGGCGTAATTGAAGGTTATTATTATTCATCAGATTGGGAAAATGCACGTATTAAACCATCATATATCCCGTCATTTGGTCAAAAAGAATATGCTAACAACTGCCAAGTACTTTATTTTAAACGTGTATCTCCAGGCAAATTTTATTATGGAATACCTGATTATTATTCTGCAATACAATACTGTGCTGTAGAAGAAGAAGTTGCTAATTTACACATCAACAATATCTTAAATAATTTCTTACCATCAACTATTATTAACTTTAATTCAGGCGTACCTGCAGAAGAAGAACAATATATGGTTGAACAAGCAATTAAAGAGAAATATTCAGGAACAACAAATGCTGGTAAGTTTATTTTATCTTTTAATGAGAATGCAGATCAAAAAACATCAATTGAAACTATTAGATCTGAAAATTTGCATGAGCAATATCGTTTCTTATCTGAGGAAGCAATGCAGAAAATTATGCTTGCTCATAAATTAACATCACCGTTATTGTTAGGTATTAAAGATGCATCTGGTTTTTCATCAAATTCTGAAGAATTAAAAACATCTTATGATATATTTAATACAATGGTTATTCAACCAATGCAACGTGATTTTATCAAAGCATTAAAAGAAATACTATTTATAATAATTTCAGTCAAGAAGATTTAGACGCAATGTTTATTGAACCATTAATACCGTTTACTATTAAAGCAGATATGGTAGAACAAACAGGTTCAACATTTGCTGCAGACGATATGATTGAAGATCAAGCAATGAATGATTCTAATGTTAGTGATCTAGTAGATAATCCTAATACAAACCCAGATACAAATGTCTAAGAATATACTTTTTTGTTCTCGTAACGATATAGTTAAGCGTACACCACTTGGTGCAAATATTGATCCTGATAAGATTGTACCATTTATTAAAATAGCACAAGATAAAAACATGCTTATTTTATTAGGCACTGTTTTATATGAGTATTTACAAACTCAAATTGCTGCAGGTACAGTTACTGGTGTATATCAAACATTATTAGATGATTATATTACAGATACATTAGTGCATTACTCAATGGTTGAAGCATTACCATATATGGCCTATACATTTGGTAATGGTTCAGTAGTTAGAAATAATAATTCAGAACAAGGTTCAGCAACATCAAAAAATGATTTAGATTTTCTATTACAGAAAGAATTACAAACAGCATCATTTTATGCTGAACGATTAGTATCATATTTAGTTGCGCAAAATGCTTTATATCCACAGTATACTGCTACTAATGGATATTCAGATAACGTTTATCCAAATAAAGGACAACAATATAATAGAGGATGGGTATTGTAAAAAAATCAAATAAGCCTAAAGCATATACTCCTAAGCAATCAAATATAGTTAAGCTTAAGGTATACGTTTCTAAAAAAGAAAATAAATGAATTATTACGAATTTACAGCGTATATAAACACATTATGTGAAGATCATCCACGTGTTGAATCATTTTCATTAGAAGATATATTCAATATTGATGATTTAAAAGGCACATTATTTCCGTTATGTAATTTAATTGTAAACAATATTACAGTTTCAGAAAGTAAAATGACTTATAATTTGTCATTACTGATGGCTGATAGAGTTAATGAAATAAACGGTAGATCTACGGGTACAGGCAACGACCTATTTAAAGATTATAAAGGCGTCACAAATATAGTAGACGTGCATAACGATACGCTTTTATCATTAGCTGATATTATATCTTATTTACGCAGAAATCCAGATGCTTTCAATTATGAAATATTAGGTGATGCAATTTGTACACCGTTTGACGATCGTTTTTCAAATTTATTAGCTGGATGGGTAGCCATATTTGATGTTGAAGTGCCTTATGATGGAAACATTTGTGCTATCAACTCAACGGTTAATCCATAATGGCAATATCGCAAGCATTATATAAATTAAAGCAACAATGGTGTATTAGAGTAGTTAATACAGCAAAAGCAACTTTATTACGTTTTGGAAAAATAAATACAGGTGCATTACGTGATTCGATTCGTTTTAATATAACACCAAAAGGAAATATACGTTTCTTTTACTTACAGTATGGTGTATACGTTGAATCAGGTAGACGTGCGGGAGCTAAACAACCACCAACTAAACCAATATTACAGTGGATTGAACAACGTGGAATTACTCCAGATAAAGGAACATCAAAACGTTCGTTAGCTTATATAATAGCTCGTTCAATTGGAGAAAAAGGTATTAGACCTACTCCATTTATGATGGCAGCAATCAAACAACAAAAAATAGGATTATCAAAACAATTAGCTAAAGAAATAGCTAAAACAGTAGTTATGGATTTTAAAAAATCGAAATAAGCGCATTACCTCGCGATTACAATTTACATTCCATAATATAGTATATAAGGATTAATAATGTAATATCGTTGTGGGTAATGCGCTTTTTTTGTACATACTATAAAAATTATATAATGTGTTATAATACTGTATACGAATTTTATAAATAATGGCCTTAGCATTTACACAACAACCAGGAGCTTTAATGCCTGCTCAATCACCAATAGTATTTTCCGTAAGAGATAATACATCGGTATATACAGCTTCTGCATTTCAATACACAGCTGACATATATACTTGGTCTGGATCTATTAGTGGATCTGGTTCAGTACCGAATTATACATTAAGAAAATATCCTAACGCAGTAGGTTCAGGTATATTTGATATATCACGATTTTTAGTTGGCGGATTTAATATAGATAGAGTAGGACCTGTTGATAACAAGTACATATATTATAAAGTTAATTTTAACTTTGTTTACAATAGTGGTTCAACAATAATTACAGGTTCAACTTTATCTGCAGTAACTACTGGTTCTGTAAATTATATGGCTTATGATGGGTATTATCTATCAAATAATACTAGAGATTATAATACATCATTAAATCAAACTACATCTTCATTTCCACTTTTAACTGATTCAGTTAATGTAACTCAAAGCACATTAATAACAAATTATGGTGAAACTGATGTTTATAATGGGCCTTTAGCTCCAGCTACGCAGTCATTTATATATACAGGTACATATACTAATACTAGTACAACATCATCTACAGTTACAAAATTTAGAACCATGGTTGCAAATACTTCTACTAGTACCTTTATATATTCTTATCCAGGAGCACAAGGATTTCCTTTATCAACAGCTAGTTTAGAATCATATAAAATTAGTACAGGAAGTCTTTCAATGAATTTTATAATTAGTTGCCCTACAAAATATCCGTCTCAACGTATAGTATTTAAAAATAGATATGGTGCAAGAGAATGGTTAGATTTAAACTTAGTTTCTACAGAAACTGTTCAAGGTGAATCTAAATCATATAGACCTCAATTAGGTAGTTGGAATAAAGTTCGTCTTTTATATGATTCTTTA